AGTCACCTACCCAACCTTAACTAGTCCGTTAAAGATTGGAGCAGCAGAAAGAACTTCAGTAGAGGATTATTTTGATGGGTATATGGATGAGATTCGCATCAGTGACTCAGCAAGATACACCACAGATTTTAATCCTGTACCAACCACAGCCTTCACCGCAGACGCCAACACACTACTCCTGATCCACTCTAACTGGACAGGTGGTCTTGGCGCAGACAGTTCCGGAAACTACAATAGCTTTGCCGTAACCAATCTGGTAGCAACAGACCAGATGTTGGATTCTCCGACTAATAACTGGTGTACTTTTAATCCATTAAATGGTCAGGCTGCCATCCTTGCTGTTCTTGCGGAAGGTAATTTAAGAGTTGGCTCTGGTGCTGGTTCAGGTGCATCTGGCTATAACTTATTTTCTACCTTTGCTGTTAGTTCAGGAAAGTGGTACTACGAATATAGAGATACAAGTCCTGTCACCAGAAACTCTGGTATTGGTTGGTGTGATGTTAATATGGACCTTCTCGGCAGTGGTAGTGGTGCATTAGATGTTGTAGGTGCAGTTTGGTATAACAGCATTATGTATCAGAATGGTTCAAGTGCTGCAATAGGAGCGACATTAGACGTCAATGTGATTGCTGGGGTTGCTGTGGACGCTGATGCTGGTAAGGTTTGGTTTTCTCATGATGGAACTTGGTGGGATAGTCAAGACCCAGCTGCTGGTACTAATGCAAAGTTTACAGCAGGAACAAATCCGACAACATGGATGCCAATATTTCACGGCGGTAATGATGGTGAAGGCACGGTTAATTATGGTCAGGATAGTTCATTTGCTGGTGCTGTGACAGCACAAAACAATCAGGACGATAACGACAAAGGCGATTTCTATTACGATGTCCCAGCCGGATTCCTTGCTTTATGCACAGATAATCTAAGCGCACCAGAGATTGCGTTGCCGGGTGAGAATTTTAATACCCTACTCTACGATGATGGTGCTGGTGCTAAGACAGGTGTTGGCTTCCAGCCTGATCTTGTATGGGTTAAGTCCAGAGGCAGTGCTTACGATCATAAGTTGACAGATGCGATTCGTGGCGTAACAAAGGCAATCGAATCTAATACCCATCTTGCCCAAACTACTGATAGCACTGGACTAACCGCATTTGGTGCAGATGGGTTTACTGTTGGCGCAGATACGAATTACAGCGATACAACTGGTACTGGAATGGTCGCATGGAACTGGAAAGCTGGAACTACATTTGACCCAGCTACGGCAGGAACTGTAGTCACTGGGTCTGGAAGTGCAAATGCTACTGCTGGATTTTCTATAGTAAAGTTTCTTGGCGATGGCGTTGCTGGTGTGACTGTTGGACATGGGCTAAGTCAAGCACCCGAATTATTACTTCATAAGACTTACGAGGGGGATGATGATTCTTGGGAAGTTGGTTCAAACGAACTACAGTCCGGAGCATGGACTAAGTATCTTCAACTTAATACGACTGATGCTATTCAGGATAATGTAACTAGGTGGAATGATACTGCCCCTACCGCTAGTGTTTTTAGTGTTGGAACTCAATGCAACAAGGATGGGTATAATGCTGTTGTTTATTGCTTCCATTCAGTAGAAGGCTACTCAAAGGTAGGTAGCTACGAGGGGAATAGTAATGCTGATGGCCCTTTTATTTATACTGGATTTAAACCAGCATTTGTGATGATAAAGGGTGCTGACCAAGCTGGATCATCATGGTTTTTGCTTGACAATAAACGCGATCCTTATAATGAGGTTAACCGTGAGTTATTTGCAGATGCAACCGCAGCAGAGGGAACAGGTAATGGTACTTTGGATTTTTTAAGTAACGGATTTAAATCTAGGGCAAGTGATGCAATAAATTATGCAAGTACAATGATCTACATAGCATTCGCTTCCAGCCCATTCAAAACATCTAACGCGAGGTAAATTATGTGGTACTCAGAAACATTAGGTGTAATTAGAACACCTCGTCCTATTAGTAAGGATGGTATACAGCACCCTCGTAGTATCTTTAGGCTCTGGTCTAAGGAAGCATTGGCTAATATTGGTATTCGACCTGCACGTGTTGTTACACCTGACAGTCGTTACTTTAATACTGGTTCAGAGTCCTACGATCTGGTGGATGGCGAGTGGGTAATAAGCTACGCAGGAACTGAAAAGAAAGTTGAGCCGATTAAGGAACAACTGATCTCAAAGGTAAAGCAACATGTCGCATCCATACTAGCCCCATCTGACTGGCGCATTATTCGTGAACAGGAAGGCTATAAAGTGGCTGGTGAAGGATGGAAAACATGGCGTGGTAAGGTCAGAGATCATGGCAACGAACTGGAAGAAACTATACAGGCTTTAACTGATATGGATAGTGTAAAGGCTTTTCAGAATCATCCCGTTATAGAAGTGCGGTACGTCAGCACCTACGTGGATGATGAGGAAGTGATTGGTCCAGAGACAGAGAGTTATAATAGAGAAGTGGATAAATCAACGTGGGGCTGGCCTGTTGCACCAGATGCGAAGGCTGATCTTTATCATGTCAGGTATGAATAGTGGCATTTATAGTCGTAGATAAGGTAGGTGAGGTAGGCATAGTCAAGGAGACTTCTCCGTGGCAGTTACCGCCTAATGTCTGGAGTGACGGTAATAATGTAAAAACAGAAGAAGGGTCTATAAAGAAAACCCCTGGTTACTCAGAGGTAATGGCTACTTGTCCTGTTGCACCCTACCATCTTATGCAACTTACTTTAGGACTCCCAGAGTTCTGGATAGCTTGTGGTCTTGCAGCTATCTATGCTTATGATAATACTAGTTCTTCTACTTTGCTAAATGGTGCTATCTCAACTACAGACGGTACTGGTGATATTACTGTAGACAGTACAGTAGGTTTTGAGGATTCTGGCACTATAACAATAGGGACGGAGAATATAAGTTATACTGCTAAGACTACCACTACTTTTACAGGAACGATTGGTAGAGGAGCGGACAGCACTACTGGCGCACTCCATTCAGATAATGCTACTGTTACTAGGGCTACAAAATGGTACAACATTACACGCTCAAGTGGGGCTTATTCAGCTACCGCAGATGAGAACTGGACATCCACCATTATCGGTGGTGTTCTTGTCCTAACTAATAATTACGATAAACCCCAGTATTGGGCCTTAACTAATGGTGTTCCTCTCTCGGCTACCTTAATGCAGGATTTGTCGAACTGGCCCAGCCTTACTTTATTGAGTGCTGCGATAACAGGAACAGGAGTTCCTAGCCCTGATGAGGTTGCTGTGGACTCTACAGAAGACTTCCCAACAGCGGGAACATTTACTGTAGGTAGTGAGGATATATCCTATACAGGTAAGGCAGCTCTAAAGTTTACTGGTATAGGCCGAGGGGAGAATGGGACTACCCCAGCAACCCATTCAGATAATGCCCCCGCATTTGTTACTGTTTATACTAAATCAATGAGAGCATTTAGATCTTTTTTGATTGCATTGAATATTAAGAGAGCTGGCGTATCTTACCCCAGGGTTGTCAAGTGGAGTACAGAAGCTGGCATACAGGGCGTCCCATCGTCATGGAACGAAACGACGAGTACAGTTGATGCTGGCGAATATGAATTGGCAGATTCTAAGGGTGATATATTAGACGGTTTGCAGCTTAGAGATACATTCATGATATATAAGGAAGATGCTACTTACTCTATGAGTTTTGTAGGAACTCCCTTTATCTTCTCCTTCAGGCAGCTATCTCCTACGATTGGGGCAATAGCCAAGAACTGTGTAGCGGAGTTCGATGGTGGTCATGCTATCTTTGGGAAGGGTAACTTCTATATCAATGATGGTCAGAGACTTAAACCGATACTCCCACAGAAGTTAAAGGAATATGTCTTTACTACAATTGATGGAGCGCAGATCAATAAATGTTTTGTCGCTGCTGATTACGGTAGAACTGAAATACTCTTCTGTTTCACGGCTGACGGTGCGCCCACCAACCAGCCTAATAAAGCTATAGTATGGAACTATATAACCAATACGTTCTGTATAAGAGATTTACCTGACGTGGCTCACATGGGTTACGGTAACGTCGGAAACCCCACCACGGCGACTACGTGGGCTGCTACCACTACTCTTTGGGACACCATCGAAGGACCGTGGACAATGAGTTACGATCTTCAGGATAAGGTCTTACTCTTTGCTGACCCAGTGAATACTAAACTTTACAGGGATAGGTCTGGAAACCAAGAAGGTACTACGAATATGGTTTCTTATGTTGAGAGGACAGGGTTATCTATGGATGAGCAAGGTAGGCCCGATCAAACATCTGTTAAGCACATCACTTCTATATGGCCTAAGATGTCAACAAATAGTACCAATAGGGTGTTCGTATATCTAGGAACGCAGATGAGCACCCAAGACGGTGTTACCTGGGGAGATCCTGTAGAGTTTGAACCTAACTCAATGTCTAAGGTATCGGTAAGAGGAACCGGAAAACTATATGCAGTTAAGTTCCAGTCTTCAGCAGATATGGAATGGGAACTAGATGGTTATACGATTGAGGTAAAGAATGCCGGTAAGCGGGGTTCTAGGATGTCAACGTAATGGCAACCTATATTGATCGCGTAGAAACAAGTGTAGTCCGATATGAGCCGGGACCACTTCCAGAAGAGGTTGAGGATCTTGGTGGTTATGTTGTAAGTGAGTTAAAAAGATTGGGTGACATACTGTTAAACCAGTCTTTAATAAGACTAGACAGGACGCATATAGAGCCTCCGAAACCTAGAACGGGTGATGTTAGGTATGCAGATGGGATTGATTGGAATCCAGTATCTGGTGGTGAGGGAATTTACTTTTATAATGGGACGCTATG